TTAGCAGTGAATACAAATTCGTTATTTGACAACATAGCTGGTATATCGTCGGCCTTTTCTTTTACACCAATAGGAGGAACAAATCCACCTTTTTGTCTATAATCTAACTCAGTAATACCTGCTTGATTTGTTCTTACAGGAGGGGATCCATATCTATAACCAGATCTTTCTTGCATTTTACTTGCTTTTACTTTTTGTAATATATTCATAAATCTAGGATCTTTCATTAAAGCTTTTACAGCTTCAGGATTATTCATTATTCTTTGTACAACAGGTTTTGTTGCAGCTGCTGGAGGTAAACTAATTTTTGGAGTTTGCATTATTTGTCTAATTCCTGATTGCATTTGCATTGGTTGTTGAGTTGATCCCATTGCAAATTTCATTCTTCCTTCATCTTTTTTTATTTTAAATCTTTTATATTCCTCTAAAAGATCTTCTATTTTAGAACTCATTCCACCTTCTGCAAAACCTTGTGGTTGTTGTCCTGTTATTGCAGTTGTAATTGACGAAACATCGAATTGATTTGAAGGTGCACCTAATGTTTGTTCAGCTTGACCTAAATTCTGTGATAAAGTTTCTAATCTTGGATATATAGATTGTTCTTGTCCATTAGACATCATTCCACCCATTTGAGCTTTCGGTCTAACAACTACATCAGCCGCTGTTCTTTGTGGAGCAACTGCCATTGTTTGAGATCCTAATGATTTCCCGCCTCTTGCTACCGGTAAAGATGCAAGTCCTTGTCCTGTTCTATATTGTAAATTTTTTAATTCTGTTCCAACATTATATTTATTATATACACCCATTACGATGTCATTAATTCTTTTTTGATCATCATAAGAAAGTTTTCCTCCAATAATTGAAAGAACCGCTGGACCATATTTTTTAATAACTTCAGATAAATTATCTGATCCAAAAGCTTGTAATAAAATATTTCCAAGTCCAGATACAGATTTAGTTATAATTTTTGTAATATCATTTAGTTCAGGAAGACCTGCCATAAAAGAATATTGTAGTCCTTGTCCAAAAGCATTTGGATCAACTTGATCACCACCGCTAGTTTGTTGATAAGTTAATGAGGGTATTTGTTGTGTATATGGATATTGTTGTGAAGATGGTCTACTTAAACTGTTAGCAGTATTATATAAATCAAATCCTGCTTTTCCAATATTAAGAGCAGTATCTAAACTATCTATTCCTGTTTTTATAAATCCACCTTGAAACCCACCACCTCCTGTTGTTGGTTGAGTTAAACTACTAAAATCAAAACCACCTGCTGCATTTGCTCCACCTGGTGCAAAAGTTAATCCATCTGGACCTATTCCCGGAACTGGTAAATTATACATTAATAAAGCTGTTAAAATTTCGTCTCCATATTCTTCGAAAGCATCTCCAGCAACATCCATAATAGGATCTACTACCGGAGCTACAAAAGTATCTACAGCTCCTCCAAATAAATCAAGACCCGCATCTAGTACGTCAGTTACAGCACCCATTATTTATAATGCCTCTTAGTTGATGTTTTTGTTACTTTATAAACTTTTCCGTCATCGGATATACGCAGCCAATTAACAGTTCTGTTTGTTCCTAATAAATTTGTATAATATTGTTTAATCCAAGACATAATTTTTTTGATATTTTTAACACAAATAATATCACAATGCCATACATTATGACCACTTTTCCAATCGTTTGGATTTATTTTACCTGTTAAAATGAATTGTTTTTCAGCGTTTTTATCTAGAAAAGCCCAATTGGTAAATGCGATCACTTCTTCCCCTTGTTTATGTATTTTGTATTGATTTAATTCATAAGAAGGTAGAATGTAAAATAACAACTCTTTATCCGTGTATTTATTATAGCGATCAAATTGTCGGTATAAAGATAAGATAGTTTTTAAATCATCTAACATCTTTGAGGCAGGCATATTTATCCTGGAAACAGTATAGTTTACTTGTTTTTATTGGATTCGTCAATCTTTGTTGCGTAATTTAACTCATCTTTAAATCTACCTGAATATTGGTATTCTCCTACATGAGTAATAAATCTTCCAATATAACAATAACATTTTCCACCAATATCTGTCCATTTTTGACAAAATCCAAAATCTTCACCGTAGTATTTCTTAGTTTTTAAATCATGAAATGTATCAAAGAAATTGTATATGTTTTTACTATTGGTCTCATCTCCATTTAATATGGTTGGTTGACTAATTTCTAAATGAGGATATTTTTCAATCATCTTTTCAAATACTTGTCTCTTTATTAACATACATCCAGTTGGAGCATGAGTTACTTCCATAACATTATTTGTAACTGTTATATTAGCAGTATCTTTTACTTTTATTGGATAAGTAAATCCTAATGTTGCAAGTTCAGTTGCATTTGTTGATTCTTTACTTAATCTCTTTATCTTATCCCAATTTAAAGTTTTCATTGGATATGGAATAGCTATAACCTCTTTATCTAATGCTATCATTTCAAATATACTTTCTGGAGAAAAATTAATATCTGAATCAATAAATAACATATGAGTATATTTATGTTGTTCATTTAAAAATGCAGCAACACACATATTTCTACCTTGGGTAACTAAAGAAGATTTTAATATTGTAAAGCTAACTATAATACCTCTTAACATACAAATCTTTTGAAACTCTAATAAAGCTTGTGTGTAATGCATGGATACTTCTGAATGTACTGGTGTACATACCATTATAGAAATATTAGTTTTTAAATCAGTATTAGTTGGTTCTTCTTTTTTAAACCATATTGGTTTACTTGCGTCTTGCATCCAAAGCTCCTTTTAAGAAATTTGTCCAGGCATAACCAATCTTATTCCAGTTATAAAATCTATTTGTGTAATCTATTTGCATATCTAAATGTTGTCTAATAGCTGGATGATCTAGTGTCCCCGCTGCATGTTCAATTGCATATGCAAACTTGTGCGCTAAACTTGTAAATGATTTCTCGTATGGAACGTATGTTATAAACTCTGCTCCTGTTTCATATAAAGCACCATAATCAGTTGTAATACAATATAGTCCAGCTGCCATTGCCTCTAGAGCTGATATACAAAATGTTTCTTCCCAGATACTTGGAAAAGCAAAGATATGATAGTTATGTAAATTCTCTCTTATATATTCATGAGGCTTGTAACCAATGTAATTTACATTAGGTAATGCTTTAGCCTGATCATATAATTCTTGATACTGTGAATCGTTATTTTCTTTAAAGGCATCCCCATATACTTCAGTTGATGAATAAACATCTAAACTAATAAGAGGATTTTTAACAAGTTGCATTGCAGCAAGTATTACATTTAAACCTCTCCATGGAGTTGGATGAAATATAAGTTTAATAGGATCACCTTTTATATGTCTTGTTCTAGGAACTATTGGCATTACACCATTTTTAATAACAATACATTTTTCAGTTGGTATATCAAAATAGTATCTAAATTTTTCATAGTTCCAATGAGAGTTAAATACATACCAGTCATATTTATTATGATTAGATTTGTCTTTAAACCATGGCGCTAAATTTGGTTGATCATATGAATTCTTTTGCCAAAGGATATTTAATTTAGTTGGATGTAATGGAACTTTACCAGGAACAGATGTACATATTTGTACCTGATCTAGTATATCCTTACTTACATGTTTTTCTAAAAACTCAAACTGTAATTCTGTACCACCTCTAGGTTTCATTTTTCGCTCATAAATTTCTTAAATACTTCTAATCCTTTATTAGTGACTTTAACTACAACGTCTCTACTTATATCTTGTGCATCAACGTTAGCAGCTTTAAGTTCTTCTTCGTCTTTATAAACTTTACCGGTTTTCTTATTCTTTATTACTGTTACTGTTTCAGTTTCAATAATATATTCTTTATTGTCCATTCTGGTCGTCTCTATTTATTTCTAGTATTGCAAGTGTTGCACTTATACCAGATGTAACAGAACTTTCAAGTCTTATGGTATCATTTTCTTCTAAAATAATTGGACCATTTGCTAAATTACAAATTGTTGGTCCAGTAATTGAAGCATAAGCTATTTGAAAAACTGTAGATACTGAATCATCATTAATAGATACTTTTAATATCTTACTTCCAGATTCATTAGTCACTTGTATATTTTGAATGATTGCATTAGCATTTGATGGACATGTATATACTGTCACAGCAGCTGTAGTGCTTGGATCATAGAATGCGTTTTTATAAAAATTTGCCATTATGTTAAATCAAACCATTTTAATAAACCAGACACATCTCCATTAGCTGTCCCTGGTCTTACCCCTAAAGTTAAAGTATCTGATACACCTGCAATAGTTTGTCCAAGTTGATTTGCAAAAGCTATAAAATCTCCACCTAAAGTAAATGGAGCAGTTTTACCTCCCAAATATCCACCAGCAACTCTTGTACCCGTTGAAGTTAAATCAACTGTTGTTAAATCATATTCTACATTATCACTAAAACTTGAATATGAAAAGGCAGAGGATGGTGTTGCATTAATAAATAATCCCCATTCAAAATCTCCATTAGATATGTTTAAAACATCTACTCCAGCTGGAACTATAACCGCATAAGGTCTTGAAGTTTTAATTCTAATTGTTGCAATATTATAATAAGTATTTGCTGTAGTTAAATTTACCCCAGCACTAACAGTTCCTGTTCCAATCATTTGTTCTAATCCTTGCGGAGAATATCCACCTTCAGAAATACAAGAAGAACATATTTGCTGTAATGTATAAGTTCCAGCTGTCAATGTTCCAGCTCTTTCAATCTCATAACGAATTGGAAGATTGGCTGTTTGCATATAAACAGTTGTTAAACTATTGGCATTATAAAAAGTATGTGCTGTAATTAATTGACCATTAATAACAAATCCTACTCTAACAGATCCAACACCAAGCCATTCAACATCTATAAATAATATATTTGACGTTGCTGCATCTAATGTAAATCCACTAAGACCTGTTCCATTTAACTTATCACCATTCCAACTAGATTGTGATATTTCAGTATCAACTGCTGCACCGGATGTGTAAGTTCGTCTTACTATTTTAAGTGTTGTCCCATCTGCTGTAAAAAATATTCCATTGTTAGCATCAAATAATCCAACCTTTTGTTTTAAGTTTGCAGTCAAAGTATTCATTACAAATGTATTAAAAATAAGTAATGATTTACCTGGTTGATAAGACATGACTCTATTAGACTGTCTTACTGTTTTAGAACTTGCTGCTTCTGTTACATTTAAATTAACTGTAGATTTATTAGCTGTATAAGTAACACTTCCACCACTTGCAGTAGTTGCATTAAATAAAGTGTTCTGTGACATTATATTCTTACTGTCAAAGATAGTTAAAGGATTAGAAACCCTTAATCTTCCGAATGCATCAACGTTATTACCACCGATTGTAATTAACTGACCATTACCAACATTTATATTTTCACAACTCATTAGCAGCCAAACCTCATGTTAAACCAAGTAAATCTTTGTAGCTCTTGTTTTAAGTCTTCTTGGAAAGAAAAGTTTAATTGATCTTTTAATGTCTCCAATGATTGTAGAACCTGTCTTTGATTATCAGGTGAATACTCCTGACTTGGTTCTGGTACGTTTACTGTAATCTTTGCCATTATCTTCTTCCGTCAGGTTGAATATCTACTCTAAATAATCCATATCTCCAGTTTTCATCTGTAGATTCATTTTCAACTTTAATACTCATTAATCTATTTCTTGCTCTAGTATCTATCTTAGTTGTAGATGAATTTACAGTGTATGGTCCAAGCATCTGACTATTTTGTGTTTGAGATGGATAATCTCTTAACAATAGTGTTACCTTAGCATTTCCGTCTAGTATTTTAAAGTCTGGTATAAATCTATTTATCTTCATTAGATACTGACCATCTCCTTCTATATCTAAATCAAAGTCTCCAGATTCAATGTAAGCAGGGATAGCTGTTTTAACTCCAAGTGCATCTACATCATTAACACCAACTTCATGTTCATAATATTCTGAAGATCCATAGGTATTAGTTACACCATTAATAGTTGGAAATGTTGGAGTCCCCGTTGCCAAGTATTTAGTTGCATATGGTTTATCAAATGTTTGAGCATCTGAATATGTTGTTCTAGCAAGTGACATTGTAGTCCAAGTATTTTCAACAAAGTTATAAACTACTGATCTATTAATTTGATTTTGAGTTGCAGTTGGGTAAAACCAAACTATTTCATTGTATAAACTATTATGTGAACCATAAATAATATCAGCTGCATTATAATTTATACCTAAATTATCTCCACCTGTTGTAAATACATAATCTTCAACTAATGAAGGTAATTGTTTAACTGTACCATCGTAGACAAAGAATCCTCCACCAAACCCCATCCAGAATATCGCGCCTTGTGCAAAGACAATTGAATGCTGACCAATACATCCACAGTTTGTACCAACCTGTCTTATTGAAAAGACAAAAGGAGGTCCAACGAACTGCATAACATAAGCTGCTTGATCTGTTAAAATAAATATATAATCCTTACCTTGTACAGCTCCTACAATGAAATTTCCTGTATCTAATCTAAATGTACCTGCTGTATTTGTTGCAGTAGGTGCCCAAGTATTATAATCTTCTTGGTTTGAAAATCTTATAAACATTGGATCTTGAGTTGTTGTATCTCCAATTGTTGTCTCTGTTCCAAGTGCAATTAAATGTCTATCTCTATCTGATACTATACTCATAACAGAAGCTGTCGGAGCTCCAGCTATAACCGTTGCTCTAACTGTTAATGGATTTGATCCTGCTGGATTCCAAGAATATGTTTTACCATTTTTAATTGTTGCAATTAATATTTGTCCAAAATTATCAAATGACCAGTTACCAGGTGAAAGTACTACAGTAGCTGAACTACTTGCTTCACCCCAATCAACTCCACCACTAAAAGATCCCCAAGTTGCTGTTCCCCAACCATAACCATAAGTTTGAGCAATAGGTCCAATATTAGCATAAGGAGCAAAAGATAAAGATCCACCCCCTGTAACACCTGTTCCAGTTTCCGCTGTTGGCATTGTAAGTGTAAATGTACTTGTCGTTGGAACTGTTTTTACTTCAAAAATATCAGTTGTAAAACTTGATGCTGTATAACTTGTTGTTGTTGGTCCTGGTGT